CCCATACATACCCATAGGTTGTCCCTTACTATACGTAAGCAATTCTCCATTAAGTTCATATTTTCCCCTGCATGATTGTATAAATTCAGAAGTATACTTATACCCTAACCACGTCAAAACAAACCCTTGCAAAGCAAGAGGAAAGTTGTCGGTGGCAGATGATAAGTCAACTGAATGTACAACCTTGCCTGCGGAAAGCGAATCTTTAATGAAGGCGACACCCTTAGACTGATCTCTTGTACAATCCTCATGGATTTGTCCTAAGATAACAGCTAGGGTATCATGAAGTGGCTTAAAAGCTACTTGGATACCAGCAACTGGCATAGCAATCGGCCGAGCCTTAAATCCTCTCTCTTGTAGAATTTGGATCTTTCCATAATATTCAGGTACGTAAGTACTTCCGTCTATTACAGGGATTCCCATATCTTTAAGAGGTTGGACCCATGGGCCAGAACTCATAGTGCACTCGATAAGTGATATAGTCCAAGGGTTCTCACCCTTAAACCTATCCTTCCAAGGCCCTAGAGTAGGCTTAGCTGTCGAAATACCACCAAAATTAAACTCATGTCTGTAGTTGTCGGAGAAAATACCAGATAGGACACCAATAAAATGGCGAAACTTCTCATTGAGAAGTCCCATCTGCATATATCTCATACATCTACTATTGAGATGATCTTGGGGTTTACCTGTAATGCTCTCTGTAATCTTTTCAATTTGCTCACTAGTGAGTTCTTTAGAAATAAAAGCAGTGTAGACATTCAGGGTTGACATTAATTTGGATAGATCTTTCCTATCACCCTTCATGAGTGTGTCTTTAATAAATTTACCAAGATGACCTTTTGGCCATCCTGATTCTTCTTTAGAGATCCACTCAGGGCAAGGAAATTTCCTATATTTGCGAGATAAATCAGTTTCTGTTTCCAGAAATAACATAACAGCCTGTTTTAGACCTTTGAGTCTATTCACAGTCCATTCTTCTCCAGATTTAAGAGTCCATAATTGGATCTCCTTAATAATCTGTGGGGCACGCCTATGATCGTCACCTAAACAGTGAGATATATGCTTGCAAATTTTGGATTGGGCACCTTGTTTGAATTTCTTCATAACAATACTCCGTTAATAAAATAATGGATATGGTTGTCACAAGTCTCTTATGCATCCCTACAAAAGAGCT